AGGGCGGCGGCATCGGTCCGGGCCTTGGCCCATCCCTGCTGGGCCTCGTCGAGCCGGCCGGTGAGGGCAGCATTGACCCGAGCGAGGGCTTCCGCGCGGTCGGCGTCGGCCGGCGCCGGCAGGCTGGCCTGGGCGACGGAGAGCTCGCCGGCGGTCGCGACTTGGGCCGGGCCGGGCGGGTTGGCGTCGTTGGCTGCGGTGGCGGCGGCGACCGCGGCCGCGGCCTTGGACTGCTGCTGCGTGGAAGCCGCGGCGAGAGCCGGCGCGCTGGCGACGTTGGCCGGCGGCGGGGGTGTCGGGACCGTATGGCATCCCTTGGGCCAGAGGGTTGCGACCGCGAACGTGATGATGAGGTACGCGCGCATGGTCAGTTGAATTTCCGGAGGAATGCGCTGTTCACCTCGGCCTGGGTAAGCGTGACCCACTTCCCGGTCTGCGGCTCAAAGAAGCGGCGGCCCTGAGGGGTGAGGGCGACGACGAGTGCGTGACCCACGGTAGATCCGGCCGGCATGTACCAGAACTCCCCCAAAGCGACGGACTGAGCTCCGACAGTGGAGTGAAACGACTGCTTGAAAAACGTCATTTGCGCCTCGGCGACAAATAGCGTCGTGAACGCGGTGCATTTGAAAGAGCCGTCCCACTTCGTGATGCCGTAGGCGCCGGCGCTGAGGTCGTCGCGGAACTTCGGGTAGTACCATTCGAGCCAGGCCGGGTTGACCTCAGCATAGGCCAGCGAGCCGAGCGTGGCGCCGGGGACGTCAGCGCGCACCTGGGCGCCAGTGAAGGTCTTGCCTGTGAACTGGTCGGGCTCGCCCGATTGCTTGGCGCAGCTGGCGATGAAGACCAGCCAGAGAACGAACGCGATCACGACGACGGCGCGACCGAACCAGCGAAGCGTCAGGCTACGCTCGCGGATGCAATCCTGGCACTGGCAACGGCGGTTCACCGCACCACCTCCTCGGGCTCAGGATCAGGCACCACGTCCCAGCCCTGCGTCACGACGTTTCCGGCTTGGTCGCGCACCGTAAGCGCGCACTCCTGCACGTTGTCCCAGACGGTCTGGCCGGACTGCTGGCGGGCGCCGAGTTCCTGCGCGGTGAAGGCGCCGGCGATCGAGCCGTCGAAGCAAAGGCCGAATTTTGTGCCGTTTGAGTAGATCAAGGACCAGCCGCCGCCGCGGGCGTGCTGGCGCGACTCCACGTAGTCGAAAGCCTTGGCCTCGAGGTCGCGGGCGGCCTGTTCGGTGGATGCGAAGAGCATTTTCATGCGGCGATCCTCCACTTGTTGATGGCGTACTTGGCGAAGCGGTCCAAAATGCTCGTGGGCTGCGCCGCGGCGTAGATGGCGACTTCGGAGGCGGTGATGTTGGATGGCCCGCCGCCGTCGTGTCTTGAACCCAGGGTAAAGCCATTGGGCGTTGCAGATCCGATGTTTCCCTGCGCTTGCGATCCCCGGTTCTTGCGGAGCACCCCGGCCGTCGTGCTAAAGCAAGCCGACAGGAGTCCGCTCGTACCCAGCGCCAATTGAACCTCTGTTCCCGCGGGTTCCGTGCCACCGCTTCGGATTCGTAGATCCGTAGAGGCGTCGGACTGCACGACTCGCATCGTGTCAGCGGTGTTGCCGTCGCAGAGGGCGAGATTCGCCCCCCACGTCACCTGACTTCCAACAAAGTAAAGCACGTGGGGCTGGCTCAGGCTGAACGGCGCAGCCTTGAGGTAGTCGTTGCTGCCGTCGAAGTAGAGGCCAGTCCGCGTGGCGATGCACGCGCCGCCGTTGAGCGTGATCGTCGCGCCGTTTGCGCTCTGGTCGAGCAGGGTGGTGCCGGATTGGTAGGCAGCGGCGTTGAAGTCAAAGGCGAGCGTACCGGCCACACCGTTGTAAATTTGAGCACGGAAGACGCGACCGGCCAGCAGGTCGCTCGTACCCACTGCGCTCGACCCGATTTCCAAGACCGCCGTGGAGTTAAATATAGTGGTCGCACCGCCCGATGCCGTCGGAGTGCCGAGTGGCGTCCACGTTACCCCGTCCGGTGAGGTGTAAAACGTGGCCACGCGGTCCGCCACGGTGAACGCAACCCGGACCCACAATGCGGCGAAGTCACTGACCGTCGGGGCCACGCTCGACGTAAATGTATTTGTGGCAGTCCCGTCGTTGGACGTGATGAGTCGAAGCAGCCCGGTCGATGTGACGCAAAAGTTGTAGGACAACTGACCGCTCGCCCACTTGGAAACCAGAGACGTGGTGGCAGCCGGCGTCCAGTCGTTGAGTGCAGCAAACGCCCGAATGTCGATGTTGCCGGTGATGGAAATGGCTGCGCTGTCTGGGGCACTCAGGTAGTTACCGGATGCCCCGGTGAGGTAGCCATAATTCTGCCCCGCCCACTGGAGCAGCACGGGCTGATTTGCCACCGTGCCCTGGTACAGGTCTCGCTCTCCGCAGATGCGGGCGCCGGTCGCGCCGCTGGTGTTGATGGTGACGGTTTGGCCAGTCGTGCAGACGAAGCTACTGGCCATCTTGGCGACCAGGCCGAAGTTGATCCAGACGATGTTGCCGGACTGCGCCGTTCCCGCGTAGTCCGCCGCGACCTGCGAGGAGTTCAGGGCTACGTTGTAAAGCGCGGAGCGGAACAGAGCCCCCTCTTGGGTGGTGGCGCCACCATGCACCATGTAGTCGGTGTCAACCGTGGCCTGCCAACCGGCCCCCGCCGAGGCGTCGAATGAGCCCGAGGCGGTAACATCCACGCCGTTAACGTAGATCGTTGGATTCCCAGCCGCGTTACGGACAATTGCGAGATGGATGATCTGGCCGGCGTAGGTCCCGAGAAAATTGCTGTACGTCCATCGGTTAAAATTACTCGAAGTCGCTCCAAAGATGAGAACGCGGAGTTCTCCGCTGCTCTCGAAGCGGGCGATGAATTCTTTACCGGCAAACGGCAGGGCCGCAACGTCGTTCAGTAGCGCGATGTTCGAGTTGCTGGCTGGATTGGACAACGGACAGCGGCACCGCGCAACCAGCGTGAATGCGCCAGTGGTCAACGCGGAGCCGGTTGGCAGGCTCGCGGTGAGCGCGGCGCCATTGCCGACCGCTTGCAGGCAGTTGACGTTGCTGTTCCCGCTCTTGTCCGCGACCAGCGACACCCGGTTGCTGCCGTCGTACACCAGCGAGTTTGGATCGCTCGCGTCGTACCAGGCAGCAAGCGATGGCAGACCCTGCGGCGAGCGCAGCGGCTGCGGGCCCTGACGGAGAAATGGCAGTGCGCGTCTCACTTAGGCCGGGTCACTTGTTGACGTTGTGGAGCGCGATGGTGAGCTTCACGCGAATGTCGCTCGCCGAGCCGTAGGTCGGCGTGCCGGTGCCGTTGATGGCGCCGATGTAGAGCTTGCCGTTGGCGCTCTCGAAATCGATCGGGTCGAAGCTCGGCCGGCCGATGCGATTGCCGCCGAGATCGTAGAAGCTCGAGACGGGCACAATGGCCACGACCTGCTGGGCGTTGGTGTCGCTGATCGACGGCGCGGCGTTGATCGTGCCGAGCGTCACGTCGGCATCGAGGATCACGAGATCCATGAGCGCGCCCTCGTCGTCCTTGTCCAGGACGGTGATGCCGGTGATCGTGCCACTGACAGGGCGGCCGGCCGCCACGGCGGCGGCGTCGAGCACGATGGCAACCCGATCGGAAAGCAGCTCACCCGAGGCGTAGATCGCGGTGTCGACTACGAGGTTGGCCTCGTAGTTGCGCGAGCGGAAATTGGCGATGGCGGTGGAGTTCATGGCGGTTTGGTTTTAGGCGCCGGCCGCGCGCATCACTTGGCGCTGAGCCGGGCCGTCGTTGTGGATGGCTTTGAGCAGGAGACGTTGCGCCTCGGCGTCCTCGAGGCGGGCCGCCTCGGGGTTTCCGTCCTGGCGCACAAAATCGGCATACGCGGCTTGGGCCACGGAGGACTTGAGCCACTTGGGAAACGCGATCTTCTCCCATTTGGCGGGCGTGTCCTCGGGATCCTGGCCGGCGGTGGTGGCCGTCACGCAGGTCCAGAAATCACCCTCGAAGTCCGCGGCATCACCCTCGAAAAAGACGACATCACCGGCGGCGTAGGTGTCCGTCGCGCTGAAATCCTCGCCCAGCCAGGTCGGGGCCGGCTCGCGGAACCAGACATAGACGGAACTGATCACGTCGTCGCCGAGCACGTAGATCCGGTCGCCAATCATCCGGTGCGGCACGACCCGCGGCTCGCGCGTGGTCAGCGGATCATCGCGCGACACGAGCCGCACCGTGCCGATCGGCTCCAGGTCTCCCTGCTCGAGATCAATGTAGGCATCGAGCTCCGTGGCCCGCTCCCAATAGGTCTCGTTGGTCGGCGCATTGCCGGTGCTCGCTTGGAGCGCGGTGTAATAGCCGCCGGTGGTCGCGTAGTAAACCTGGCCGCCCGCGGTGTAGTTGGTGGCGGCATCGTACTCGAGACGGTAGAACCGCTCCTCGGCGTGCATCAGCTGGTTCCACCACCAATGATCCCATTGCTCCTGGGCGCGGCGGGAAATAAAGGTGCGCAGTTGGGTCTTGGGCGTGGTCGTCAGCTGCGACAGCGTGAAGCCAGCCAGGCCGGCCGCCTCCCGCATGACTGATTGAAACGAAACGCTCTGCATGGCTCAGAGGGCCCAGCGGCCGCGCCGGCCGGTCGGACCCCGGCGGGAAGGAATTGCGCCCATGTCGGGAACCAGAATGGTCGGATTGGCCGAGCGGGCTTTGACCCGGCACTCCGGATGCTTTTTGAGGAAGGACTTGAGCTCGCTGGCCCAAAAGCCTTTGCCCTCGCGCATACGCCAATAGGAATAGATGGCCGGATGAATTTCCGCCTTGAGCGCGAAACCGTTGTGCACGACCGCATCGCCCGGGCGGCCGGCGGCAATGCGCGACTGCAGGCGGGCGGCGTCCCTGACGAGCCGCTCATTGTCCTCCCGGCGCAGCTGCGCCATTTCGCGGGCCACGTCCTCGGTGATGTCCCCGTGCTCCGGGTGAATCACTCGCATGTCGGGCTTGATCGTGACGGTCTCGGCATCCATCGGACTTGGCTTTTCGGCCCCTCGGGGCCCTGGAACCGGCCGGCAGGAAAGCGAACCTGCGCGGCCGGTCTTTGGGAAATTGAACGCAGGACCGGCCACGGGCGCCGGTCCTGCGGGTAGCTGTCGATCAATCCGCGATCGGCGGATTGATGCGGAACCAGAAGCGCACTTGCCCCTGGGTGAGCGCCGTGAGGTTGGCGCCGGTGGAGGTCCACACGATTTCGAGATCGGCGGTGTCGTTGAACACCTTGAAACCGTTCTTGAGGATCGTGTTCAGCTTGGAACGCGCCGACGTGACCACATCGTTTTCCGCCTGGCCGTAGGTATTGTCGACGGTCGAGGAATCGACGTCGGCAACCGCGGCCGGGCCGTATTTGACGTAGGTGGCGTCCGCGTGAAGCGACGTGGCGGCCATCAAACCGTCGTCGTCGTCCGTGCCCGAGGCGAGATCCCAACCGATCTTTGCCGTGAGCTCCGAGGTCGCGCCGCCGTCAAACAGCGTGTCGACCTGGTGGCCCACATAGGCAAGGCGGGTGCCGGCCGGCATGGCTTCGGCGAGGGTCTGGGTCAGTGACGTGGCGGCGGTGCCGCTGAGATCCGTGTATTTGATCACGGCCTCGTGGGTGGCGGAACGCAGAGCGGCCGCCTGGGGATCGAGCTTTTGGAAGGTCATGTTTGTTTCTCCTGTGAAGGTTGAGGGGAGAGTTTGGTTGGCTCCGGGTTAGCTGCCCGGGGCGAACTTGATGAGCTTCCGCGGGTTCTTGACCACGAGGGCACCGGTGGCGGTGACCAGGAACTTCTCGCTGCGGCCGGACTTGGCCAGCGGGATCATGTTCGGGGCGTCGGCCCAGCGGATCTCGAGGTTGTCGAGCGGGCAACCGACCGCGAGGCGCTTGGAGGCGGCCGAGGTGGGATCGCCGCTGGCGTTGATGTGCTGGGAGAGCTGCACTTCGACGTCGCCGAACGACGTGTCGAGGACGTCGACCTTGCCGAGCACCACGCGCGGACCAACGTTGGCCTCGAAGTGCCGCACGATCGTGCGGTTGCTCTCGGTCTTGTTGGAGTACGTGATGCGGTCGAGGTTGCGCTTCCACCGGCTGCCGGCGAAGATCACGTTTTCCTCGGTCTCGTCGCCGGTCTCGTCGAACTGGCTCTGCACGATCGCCGTGATGGTGTCGTCCACGTAGTCGGCCATCGCCGTCGACGCATCGATCGAGGTCGAGGGCGTGAGGTAGTCGGTCGGAACCGCGTAGTGCGTCTGCGCGGTCGATTGCGCCCACTTCACGAGGCCGCGGGTTTCGTTGCCGACCACGCCATTGTCGACCTGGCTCTCGTTGTCGGAGAGCATGACCACCTCGCAGTCGCGCTTGAGCTCAATGAGCTTCTTGGCGACCTTCTTGGCGACCACGTTCTTGGGCGTGATGCCGGCCTGGTGGGTGACGGTGGTGGCGAGACCGCCGATGCGGACCGCGCGCTCCCAGACGTGCACGCGCACATCGAGCTCGTTGTCGCCTTCGGACGGGTTTTCGAACTGCTCCGGATCCGCCTCATCGACGGCGCCGGTGACCACGGGATCGTCGTATTTCTCGACGGCGTAGGTCATTTTCGCGTTCATCGGGGCCTTGCCCTTGCTGACGCGGGACATGAATGGGAACTTGAACGCTTTCGCGTTATCGAACTCGGTGGCGAGGTCTTGGACCTTCGCCACGCTATCTCTTTCAACCAATGTGGACATGGTGGGAAATCTCCTGGGGAGCGGTTAGAGTTTGGACGCGATGCTGCTGGCGAGATCGTCCTCGGTTCCCTGACTCTGACGGAGACGCTGGCTGGCGGCCTTGGCGGCGGCCGCGCGGGGCGGCAGACGCGGCGGCAAAACGCCAGCACGGCTGGGGGCGGCGGGCGGCGTGGCCTTGCGCGGAGCCTGGCCTTGCGGCTGGGCAGCGGGACGGCCTTTGGCGCCAGCGGCCTTGGCCTCGGCAGCGAGGCGGGCAAGCAGCTGGTCGGTGACCTGAACGCCCGAGTTCCGCAGGGCTTGGCCAACGAAAGCGTCGGCGGCCACCATGCGGTAGTTGGGCAGCCGGCGCAGCGCCGGCACTTGCTGAACCGCCTTTTGCACCTGGGCGCCGGCTCCTTTCGTGGTGTCTTTCAGCCACGGATAGAAGTTCACGGCATCCCGGTCGGCCTCAGCACGCTTGGCGAGATACTCACGGCGCTTGGGCACTTCGTCGGTCAGCAGGCTTTGCACCTCGGCGTGAAGCTGGCGCACCTCATCGGGGCCATAATCACGCTCGCCGAGCTTTCCACCGTCGGGATTCTGAATCGCCCACTTGAGCAGCGAGCTGTAACGCTGCTGCGCGTGCGCGAGATCCTCCGGCGTCTCCACATGGTCGAGCACTTCCGGAACCAACGCACCCTCGTCGCGGGCGCGGTAAGCGGCCACCTGCTCCTCGAGCTTGGCAACACGCTCCTCCGCGCTCTTTGAGCGGGCGGTCAGTTCGTTGATGCGCTGCTGAAAACCCTCGGGCTTCGGCTTTTCGCCTTCACCCGCCGGCTTGGCAGCATTGGGATCCTGGGCTTCGGGTGAATCACTGGCGGCGGCCGCATCGCTTTGGCCGGGCACCTCCTCACCCTCGGCACCGTCGTCTCCTTCTCCGGTCGTTTCGTCAGTGCTGGCGCCCTCGTCGCTGCCGGCGGCTTGCGCCGTCTGCTGTTCGTCGAAGGTTTCCAGGCGGGCTGACTCATCGGTATCGGAATCGGAGCCATCGGCACCGTTCTCGTCGTTTTGGCCATCGGATTGCTGGCCGAGCTCTGCATTCAGGGCTTCCCGAATGCCGAGCAGATCTCCGCGAACCGCGCCATGCGAAGGTAGAACGTCGCTCTCCGCACCCGATTGCGAGTCGGGGGGCTGCGCGGCAGGCGTCGAAACGGCCGCGCTCTTTTGGGAATTTCCGCTTGTTTTCATAGGTTGGGCCTAAGTGAGCCCAATGCCTTGAACACCAGCGGAGCCGGTCAATAATGCCCCGATAGCAAAACCCGAGTTGGCCCGACTTGGCCCAACTTTACCGTAGGTTTCACGCCGCCGGTGGCGGCGTTTGTTCCACGTTATTCCGCTATCCGCTGCGCGTGGATTTCTCCGGTGACCGTTTAGTGCGTGAACCGTTGAGCTCGCGCGCCTGCTTGATGCAGTTGGCGATTTCGTGCTGCAGGCTGGCAATCTCAGCCAGGCGGCCCCCGGCGTGGCCCGCGGACCGTTCCGTGAGCTCCGGCTGCGCGGCTTCGACGGTGGCCCGGGCAAGGCGTTCGCCGAGGATCTGGCGAAACGCCTGGGCCATCTTCGGGTTGGCGTCCAAGACGGTGCCAATGGCCTGCGAAAGCTCCTCGCGCGTCAGCGGCGTTTCGGCCGCGGGGTAATAGACAACGATCGACTCCATAAATCAGCCGCCGCCGAATTGCGCGCTTTGCGGGCCCTGCTGCAGCGGCGCGGTGCCAAGCCTTCCCACGACCTTGTTTTGGTCCTGCGTGAGCTGCTGCGTGAGGTACTTCTGGTAATTGTCGAGGAGCTCGCGGAAGGAACCGCCCTGTTGGTACGCCTGGGCGAGTTGCTGGCTCGATTTCACGGTCTGCATGAGCACGTTCATGCGGAGCTGCGCGTTGATCCCCTGCACCGGCATGTCCGGCTCGATGCCGGCCGCCATCTGGGTGATCGCGTTCTTGGTGGCGTCGATCTCGCGCTGCGTGACGTTCTGCTGCGGGCGCACGGTGCGGCGTGCAAGCACCGGGTCGATGGTGTAGGCGCCCCACTCCGCGATCGGTCCGCGGTCGAGCGTGCCCGAAGAATCGGCGGCGGCAACCTTCGTCAGCGCGTCGAGTTTCTTCATGGCGTATTCCATGTTCAAATCGCGCGCGTCGATCTCGATGAGGATGTCCCACCGGCCGGCTAAATCCTCGGGCGTCAGATTTGCCGGTTCGCCGGTGGCACCGGTGATGCGCGCAATCTCGGCGGCCGAGTAGTAATCGCGGCAGTCGTCGAGCACCATCGTGAAAACCTCGCGCCAGAGACCGAAAAAGCGATCGGCTGACCGCTGTTGTTTTGTCGCCACGCGGTTCGGATCCTGGTCGGCCGTCATGCGGCCGGCATACTCGTCGACCTCGTGCCGTGTGGTGCGCTCCATTTCGACGGAATACTGCGGCAGCTGCCCAGGCGGCGTGAACCACTCGACATCATCCTGGCGCATGACCGGGACGGCGGCGTTGGGCGCCACGATCAAATCGAAAGCGCCGCGGTCCATGCGGACCTTGTGCGGCGGGCTGGCAATCAGCTGGATGAAATTCGAGCGGGCATCGCGCTGCACCTTGATCTCGGTCTGATGCGTGGCGAGCGGGCGCGTGAGGCCGCGCGATTCGGTGAGCTGGCGGCCGGTGCGCTCCCGCGGCCGGACCACGAAAGGATAGCGGCCGTGCCGGTTGGCGCGGAGCTCGTTCTTGAGCGGGCGGTCCGGAACTGAGCCGTTCCAGATCGTGCAATAGACGCCCATGACGCCCAGCTCGTCGGCGCGGCGGGAGTAGCTCCACCAAATCTCGAACAGGTTGTCGGACTCGTCAACCGCCATGCCGGGCCCGCTGAATTGGTTTCCGTGGCGGCTGGTGGATTGGCCGATCGTGCCGGCGACGATGCTCTGACCGCGGCCGCGGGAAATCACTTCCTCCACCACGTCGGCATCCCATCCCAGCGTGAAAGCGCGCTCGCGCAGTTCATCCTCGTTGACCCATTCCCGGCGGTGCACGTTGCGCGCGCGCTGAATGTTGGCGGTGCCAATGGGAAAGAAAACGTCCTCGAGGAAGCGCAGCGCCTGCACGCTGGGCCGATTCTCGCGGATCACGGGCACCGGGAGCTCGGCCTGGCCGGTCTTGCGGAGATCCCGGATCGCCTTGCGCAGCGTCGGGTCAGTGACCACCGGGTAAACGGAGGAGAGCCAGCGCAAAAACTCCGGTTCACGTATCGGATTGGTGGCGAGATCGGCGAAGTCTCCCAGCATTTCCGGCTCGAGGCGGGGATCATCCGGGCTCACCTGGTCCGGATTGGTTTCCCCGGTGGCGTAAAGAATCGCCAGTTGCTCAAGCGTGAGCGACCGGCGCTCGAGGTTGGTGTCGCGCATCCAGCACACTTCCACGATCGCGATGCCAGGATCGTCGGCGAACATGTATTCGGCGCTCAGCTCAACCTCATCCTCGAGTTCCGCCCGCATTTCCCGATCACGCAGCCAGCGAAGGAGCGTGGTGATGCCCTGGGAGCGCGGCGCGTCGTCCGGCTCAACGGGTAAGGCCTGAACCTGCGAACGGAAAAACATCAGCTGCGCGGTGTCCTTGATGTCTTGGATCACGCCATCGAGCAGCGGGACGCGAAGATCCGAAGCTCCCTCAAACGGCAGCGGCACCTCGCCGAGATTCTTCTCGTACTTGCGGCCGTCGTCGCTCTGCCCGTCCCAGAGATTAAAACGCAAATCGCGCGCGGCCTGCTGCCTCTGCCAGACCGTCGTGCCGTCGCCGATGATCTGCTCCAAATCCGAGCGTAATTCGGCAAACTCGTCCTGATCTTTCGGCTTCATTTGCTGTTCAACTGGACGTTCCCCGGAGGTCGTCAAGAACACGTTTGATCTCGGCGCGCATGTAGCGCGCGCGCTTGTAGGCGGCCGGGTAATAGCGACGGATCCGGCCATCGGCCTCGAGGGTTTCGAGTTGGCGGCGGCTCCCCACGGCGGAAATCACGTCCTGCCGGGTGAGGTAAATCTTGGCGGGCAATGCGGTCATGGTGGGCGGGGTTGGATTAGTAGTGGGTGGCGCGGCGGCGGCCCCAGCTGTTGAGCAGGTTGGTGTCGATGTAGCCGTAGCCGCTTTCGATAAAGTATCGGTCGGGATCGATGATGTCCTTGAGCGCGTCCTTGTCAGAGCCAAGGGCGGTGTATTCCGAGTAACAGATTTCGGTCTGTTTCAGGTCGTCGACCACGTACCACTTCGGGCAATTGTCATACGCGTTGAGCGGCCGGCTCGCGTCCCACTCGAGCGCGGTCTGCAGGGCCTGGATGCCGTGCGCGACGTGCCGGCCGGGCGCTTCTTCGACGAGCATTCGAGGCAAACGCACTTTGCCGCTCCGCGTCTTGGTCTCTTGGGCGAGCAGGTCGAGGATACTGGTGCCTTCTTCCTGGCTCGGGACGCCTTGGCCACCAAGTCGCGGGTCGATGAGGCGGCGCGCGATCGTCTCGCTCTTGCTGCCATCCCACTCCTCGAGCTTTTCATCCCACCGCCAGCCCTCGAGCTCGAGCATGAGCCGCTTGTAGCGGTCGATGCCTGGATCGAGACCGAGCCTCTGCGCTTCGCCCGGCCGCCAGTCGTTTTGGTCAGCGCGCTCGGGTGGCAGGGCCCACTCGCCAAATCGGCCGTAATCGGGCCACTCGCGATAGACGATCCGCCAGCCTTGCGGCGTGACCGCGTACCACTTGATGAACCAATTCTTCGCGTGGCCCGGATCAATCACCACGTAGCGGGTGACACCCTGCTTTTCGATCTCCTTGAACTTTTCGCGCGTGATGCGGTGCGCCGGGCCGAAGTTGGCCAGGGCGGCGCCGGCGGGCTTGTCGACAAATCCATAGGCGCGCACGAGCCATTGCGACTTTGGCCGGCCTTGGAGCTTTTTGAGCACCTCCTGATTGGCGCCAAACGGATTGCAGCCCCAATGATAGTAGAGCACGCACGCGCGGGGATTCGCGCACTGCAGCAGCACCGGCAGGTGGCCAGGCGGGCAATCCTTGGCCAGCACCATGTCGGGCCGAAGCATCGCGTGCATTTCCGGGGCCACCGGCGCCGTCTCCATCACGCGCGAGCCGGCGAGAAACTTCTGCACCACCGGAGTGTAGGCCGGCCCGCCGTTTTCGAGCGGAGTGAAGGAAATCAGGATCTTCATGATCCGGTCCTTGCCCAGGCGGAACGCCATCGCCTCGTAGAACGGTAGCGGCACGAGCTCATCGAACAGCGCCCAATCGATCTCGTAGCCCTCAAAGTCGTTCACGTCCTGCTTGTAGTTGAAAAACATCGTCTGCGACGTATTGGGCAGGATGTATTGCATGTTCGAAAACCCGGTGGCTTTCGTGTATTTCACGTAAATGTCAGCCCCGACTTTGCCGAGGTCTCGCCACTCCGGCGGGAGCATCGCGTGGAAGAGTTTCTGCTGCTTGTTGATGCTCGCGCGCTCGCTGCGGTCGAAAGCCGCGACGAGCTTGCCGGCATTGTTCGCCTGATCGGCGACGACGGTTTTAACCGTGTCGCGCGATTTGCCGAGGCGGTTGCCCCCGAGAATCAGGATCTCGTCGTAGTCGCGGAGCAATGCCTGCAGCCGGTGATAGAGCGGTGCATCGTATCCGTGGCGCAGAGGATCCTGCTGCTCGAGACGGATCTTTTCCTCCCGCTTGGCGTGCATTTCCTCCAGCCGGCGCTTGGCCTCCTGGGCGCCGACCTGCTCGATCAATCCTGCGATCTGCTCCCGCGTCGGAACTTTCAACACCGGGTGCGGTGTCCAAACTACGCGCGTGGATTGAGGGGCTTCGATCATTCTTGTGTCAGTGGGCACCAAGTTGGCAACGGGCGGGCGTCGGGAGGGCGGAATCTCTCGTTCGTTCCGGGTTAACCGGGTTAACCGGGTTGCTCGGCCGTGAGGCGGGCGACCATCTCCTCGGTGCTCGCGTTGAACTGGGTGTTGAGCAGTTCAAGCACGGGTCTGATCTGTTCCTGTGTGAAGGCGTTGCGCCCGTCCGGGGTCAGCAGCGCCACGGTCTTGCCGTCGCATCGAAGCGCGGCGCGGTAGGTCGAGTAGGTCCAGCGCGGAACAGGCTGCGCGAGGCAGCCTTGTGTGATCGGAATTTCGGACATGGGCGGTGATTTCATGGGCGTTTCGTTCGCTGGGTCAGGCGAAGCCTTGGTTGCTATCGATGCAGACCCACTGGCCGGCATATTTGCCGCTGGCGTGTCGTTGGAAGGTCTCGCCGTGAAGCGGGCCGTCTTTCTGGATGCGCCAGTCGTGGTCTGGATCGGCGGCGGCGAGCTTCTCGGCATCGGCCACGGTCCATACGGGGCCGTCTTGCGTCTCCTCGTAGATGAGTTCTTTGCCCTTGGTGAGCACGGCGGACCCAAAGCCGACCGCGATCAGCATGTCGGGGTGCGCGATTCTGCACGCGGTCGAGCAGCACGCGCACCCGATGAAGAGTTGCTTGTCTTCCAGCGGCTTCACCTGTGCCCAGTTGGCGGTTTGAGTAGTCATAAAATTGTGCCGGTCTTTCCCGGCTGTCAGCCGGTTAGGCAGATGCTGTTTTCTGGCTGCCGTACAGCGGGACGTGCTTCGCAGCTTCGAGCACGTCGTCCAGATGCAGCACCTCCTTGAGGTTGGGCATCGGGTCGTTCGGGCTGGTGGGCGCGATCTTGCCGTTGCAGTGGTCGTTGCCGGCCACGGCGTCGTAGAGGATGCCGACGACCGGCGCTCCGTATTGCGGGACAAGGAGAACCTTGTCCCCGTTCTTGGCTTCTCTGCCGTTTTTGTAGTGCATTTTTGGTAGGCCGGGCGGGATGCCCGGAAGGTCTTTCGTTCGGTCAGGGCCGGTGCCACTTGCGGGCGAGGCTGTATTCCTCGGTGATCGTACCGTCCGGGTAGCACTCCCGCCACGCGATCACGCAGAACACGGCCATTTGACCGCCGCTGAACGTGCGAAGTGTGGACGGTGTTACCTCGCCGTCGTACCGAACGACAAAGCAGGGCTCGTCCTTGTAGGGCTTCGGCGGGGCGGATAGCCCGACGCGGCGAAATAGGGCTGTGAACAGGTTGGGCATGGGCGTTCCTTTCGTTCCGGTCAGGGTTGGTTAGTAACGATGATTCCGTTGCTCGGCGTGGTACTGGTCGTTGCCGCATCCGGCGTTTTCTGGATAAAGTCTTGGGCGGCTTTCATGTTCGCGATGGCCCGGTCAAACAGGTAGTGAAGGCGTTCGGGAATGACGCAGGTATCCCGGTGCCGGTCGGTCAGCATCCCTTCCAGATTGCCGATGGATTCGGCCAAGGCGCAGATATGTTTGAGGCGTGGTTTCATCGGGCGTTTCGTTCAGAGTTCCTGTTGGATCTCCACCTGGACGACTCCGACCTTGATGTTGGCGATGCGCTCGAAAGCGGCGCGGGAGAGATCGATGATGCGGCCGAGGCGTTTGTCGGGGCCGCGATCGGTGACGGTGACTCGCACGCTCTGCAGGGAATCGACGCATCGGATCCGCAGGACGGCGCCAAGGGGCCAATCCCACGTCGCGCAGGTGAGCGCATCCGGATTGAACGGCTGACCGTTGGCCATTGTCTTTCCGCGATAGCCTTCGCCATACCAGGAGGCTTTGCCACGAACGGCGCCGGCCGCCGTCTTTGCCCGGCTGAAAATTCCAGTCACCAAATCCGACGCGATTGCAGCGGTCGCCATCGCGCAAACGCAGACAAAAAGCAGGAGCACTTTCCCGATACTCATGACGCCATCCTTTCGGCGCGGTGCGCCAGTAGGTTCCGGCCGTCGTTCCACTTCGGTCGGGCGAGGGTCCGCTTTCTGTTCCACGGGTGACGGTGTGCCACGTCGAGCAATGCGAGTTCTTCGGGCGTGAGCAGCTCGGTCACTTTCTTCCAGATGAAACCCCGCCGCCGGCTCCCATTGAGCACCCGGCAAAGCGCCGGCCTGGTGACGCTGAGCTGATTGGCGAGGATTTCGGTGGTGAGGCCGCGCGCCTGGATCTTGCGATAGAACGCGCTCATTTCGGGTGGTTTTAGTCCGCTCATGGTTCCTTTCCGGCGAGCTCAGCGCTCGCCCTTGAATTGGGCCTTGGTCATGCCGCTGCCGGCGGGTTGCGTGGCGGCCGCGTGCGCGAACGCCGGGAGCTCGGTGAATCGGGTATAGCGCTTCTCAAACCAGCATTTCACGACGCCATTGCCGCCCTTGCGCCGCTTGATCTGGCAAAGCCAGACCTCCGGGTTTTCCACGTTGGGCGAGGTTTGGTCCTGGTCGCGGCTGTCGACCGGCGGCAGGTAGTGGGCAATCACGCGGTCGGCGTCGTGATAGATCGCTTGGCTCTCGCGCAGGTCACCCGGGCCGGGCAGCCGGTGGATCACCTTGTCGTTGTCGTCGCGCTTCACCTGGCGCATTTCACGCAGGCCGCTCTCGTTCATCTGGCAGCCAACGAGCCACACGCCACCAAGCTCGCGTGTGAGTCCTTGGAGACGGTGACTGACATAGGCGACCTCCTGCTCGCGCGACCCAAAACGCTTTTTTGCCCCGAACAGCTGCAAGTAGTCGACGACCCACAGGTGGGGCGCGCCTTGCGTGGCCGAGAAATAGCGTGCGTCGTCCTCGAGATCCTCGATCGTGAGAATCGGCGTGCTGGCCGTGTTCTCGACGCACCAGAGGCGTTTGTCCGCGAGCGCGCGAAGATCGGCGCAATTCTGCGCAAACTTTTGCAGCATGTCCTTTGTCCAGCGGTCACGGTGCTTGAGATCCAACTGGCCGCGCGTTGCCGCGAGCTGCTCGATGCACCCGGCGGTGCTGGTTTCGCGCGAGTAGATGCGCGCGCGCTGCCCGCGCTCGAGTGCACCGGAAGCCAGCTGGCGCATGAACGCGCTCTTTCCCAGGCCGCTGCCAGCCGCGTCGACGACCATGTGATCCTCGGACTGCGACCCGAGCGGAAGGCAGCGAGCGTCAAACGTCGGCAGCCCGGTGTAGATCCATCCGCTTTTGTCGAGTTTCCCCTCCACGGCCGCCGTCGTCTCGGTGAGCACGGCATCGATCTTCTCGGCCAAACTCGAGTGGTTGGCTCCGCGCCGCGCGTGGCGCACGGCCGCGCTGAGGGCGCTGAGCTGGGCAGAGAAAAACTCATCGAGGGCGCCGCCGTCGAAAGCGTAAGCGTTTTCGACCGTCTCCGTACCGACACGCACCGCCATGCGGAGGGCAGACTTCTCGAGCAGCTTGTCGATGAAATACCCAGCGCGCAGCGTGGTCGGCGTTTTGGCCAGGATCGCCGACAGCGCGGGAAATCCGCCGATTGCCTCCATCTGTTTTCGCGTGGAAAGTTCCTCGGCCAAAACTTCGATCGTGACCGGCGGCTGCTGCCGGAAAATCGCCACGATGGTCTCCCAGATGATCTGGTTGCGCGGGTGGTAAAACGCTTTCGTGGTGACACCGGACTGCAGCGCGCGCGCGATCGTCTCGTTGCCGTCAAGCAGACAGGCCGCCAGGAGATACTCCTCGGCCTCCTCGCTGGCCGGCATTGCTCGCGCCGCGGCACCGCCGTGGTGCATTTGGAAATTCGGCTGCGCGCTCATTTCACACCTCCCGCGGCCGCCGGCTCCGGCTCAAAGATAGGGAGGCCGCCCGTGTGCGCGTTGGGTGCCTCGGGATTGAACGGCCCCGCGCCACCCATCTCGCGGTTTTTTTGAGCGCGTTGCCACGTGCCGGGATCATCCTCATACCGGCCTTGATTAAACCAGGTCGACGGGTTCGGGACGAATTGAAGGTCGGCCGGCGGCCATGTCTCGACGACGGCCCTGTACGCCTGCGTTATTGCCAGCAGTTTGGCCCCATCAAAACGAGTGAGAACGCGATCGATGGATTTGAGGGCGTCTACCTTTCCGACGTGCTTGGGATAAGCCTCGTAGATCGCATGTGCGGTTATCTTGTCTGTCTTATCTCCTCTATCCAATCCTTCCAATCTATCGGTTGAGCCAATCTGTAATTGGCTTTGCGGTGGCTTGTCCGGCGCTTGTCCGTGGCTAGTAGCCCGCTTCTTCTTGGGTCGACTTCCGTTCTTCCAATTAGCTACGAGTCCGGCGTTGTGCTTTTTCCAATCATGTACCTCCCAGGTATCACCGTCTTTGGCGATGAAACGGCATTGAGTTAGTGCGCTAACCCACGCGGCAGGATCAATTTCAGCGGTTACGCCACAAATCGACTTTATCGCGATGTCCGGTAGGTCGTGGAACCGCCACGCTTTTCGGGTTTGGCAATGTGCCCAGAGACGCATCACCCAAAGCGGACTTTCCGGCCGCTTTGTCAGTTCGACAAGTGCCTTGGTTTTCCAGTGCTCAAAGAAATCGGGCTCAATAATCATGGGTCAGGGGGTTAAAGTTTGATCTCGGCTTGTTTGCCGCGCGCGGCGCGCCGCTGGTTGAGGATCTCGGCGAGCTGCTCGGCATCGGGCATCGGCGAATCGTCCGGCCAACGGAGGAGCACCGCGTGGATCTCCTCAAACAGGCCGGGAAAATAGGGCGTGGTGCGGAGCCAGAACCCGTAGCCCTTGTGCAGCCGGTAGCTGGGCATGACCGGCGCGAGGATCTCGGCGCCGTCCGCTGCCTTGTCGCGGTGCGGCCATTGGAAAGACGAGGGGAGCGCCTGGCCGGTCAGAAAGCGCTCAGTGTCGTCAAGCGTCCAAGCGGGAGCCATTGGCCACGCATCGGCGATTGGTGTGCGCAGATCCTTGCTCATCCTTTGGCCCTCCAGGTTCCGGCCAGCAGCCCCTCGAGCCGGCGGGCGTTCTCGATCGAGGCGGTCAATTGGCGGTTGGTCTCCTCGAGCTGCTGCTCGACAGCGGTGAGTTTCTCGCCCTGCGCGCGCGCAAGGGCCCGGTACTCGTCGATCAGGGACCGCATTTCGGCAATCTGCTGCTGGGGATCATTCATCGCAGCACCTCGTCAATCAGAACGGCCTCGCGGTCGGCGTCCGTGGCGTACCCGGCGAGTTTTTTGTGGGCGCGGTCGAAGATCTCGACCGCGTGCTCCTTGAGCCAATAGCCCATCTGATTCGAATGAGAGGGCGCCTTGACGGTCTTGCGGCGCAGCCACGCCAAGAGCGGCTCGTTGCGGCCGTTGAGCCACCGCGCGGTATCGGTACGGGTCCACGGCTTGCGGCGCTGCCATGCGCGCACGTTGTTGTTGTCGGGCGCCGGCATCCGTTCCAGTTCGGCAAGAGCTTGAGGTTGGGCAGGCATGGTCACCATTTGCCGCGCCGGCGGGGAAGCCGGCCGGAGAATTGCCAGTGCTCGCTGCGGGCATCGTGCACGACGTCGATGATCATGCCCTGCATGAAGTGCTTGTTGTCTCGCACCCGGACCATCACCAGGGCCGGCTTTTTTTCCGGATCGGATGGCGTGGTCATGGCCTGCATGAGCCGGCTGTTGGCGTAGATCCGGACCACCTTGGCCTTTTCGTGCTCTGGCGGGCCGCTGGGGGCCGGCGGCTCGGCCTTCTCCTGGCTCGGACCATCCTGCGATGTGGAGACCCGAAGATCTGCAAGCAGGTTGCGTAGCTTCTCGATTCCGTCGCGCGTGTAGACCACCTGCCAGTCCCGCACGGTCCAGTCAGGCCCTTCGGTGAGGGCCCGGCGCCTGATGCTCAGGATTCGTTTGCGCGCTATCCCAAGCCATGCCGCCACCCGGTCCTCCCAATAGAACGAGTCAAACGGGTTGCTCGGATAGGCGCTGAGGTTCGCGGAACCATTGCGGCTGGCCGCGGCGGCGGGCGCGGGCCCGGGCGGCGGCGTCTGAACGGATCGACGGGATTTTTTTTGCATGGTCATTGGCGCGGCGAGGGCTGGAAAACGAAGCGCCGCCGAGCGATCACCAGCGCGCACCCCCGTGACACGCGGCTCCTCCCGGCGGCGAATTGGTCAAAAACTGCTTCCGATATAACCCGTATGACTCGAGGCGCCCCCCCGCGCTTGCGCGCACCCCCCCCGCCCCCCCTCTGGCTGCTAGAACGGTCGGCGCCGGTCGGATCGGCCTGCATCACCTGGTCGGCGTCACTCATGGCCGGCCTCCTTTTTGGTCTGGTTCTGCCCACCTTCTGCCCGACTCGCTGACGGCTCAGAGGTAGTTGGGCGGAAAACAAGTGATTGCGAATCCCTTGCTCGGTCGGAACCGTCGAGCACCTGGGCGGATTCGGCCGGCACATGGAGCTCGAGCGCGGCCGCTTTTTGGCCGCTCGGATCTCCCGCGGAAACCGGATTGGCGGCCGGCAGCGACTCGATCCAGTCGTTGAGCTCGGCGTGCGAGCTGCCCACGGTGTGCTCGATGCGCGCGGTCGGCTGCCCGGTCAGCAGCATTCCCTTGTCCTGGAGGATGCCGTAGGTCAGCGCCAACGCGGACTTCGGAAGCTCGTCGATCTCGTCGCTGATGCGGTCGAGGATGGCATCGGCCGCGGCGAGCGCGCGCCGGCCAGCTGCTTCTTTTACCTGGTCTAACTTTCCGGTCCGGATCGCCTCGGAGCGCAGAGCGCGCACCACCTCGCGCGACACGCCGAACGCATCGGCCACGCGCCGGGTTCCGAGGGTCGCGCAAGCGTGCACGATCTGCTCGCGCAGCTCGGGCGCCGCGGCCGCGGTGGATCCTGTGCACCGGCGGGCCCGCTCGGCTTCCGACAGCAGCAGCTCCCATCCTTTCCCAATGCCGGGAAGGTCGGGCAGATCGATCGTGCTCTGTTGGGGTGTGGACACGGGCAAAAATTTCGTCAGATCCGGGCCGAACCGATGCCGGCCGCGGCGAGCTTGCGCTTGCGCCGCATCCGGTCGCAGGCGCGCGAAATGCCCCAATCGTAGGGCGTCCGGCCGCCGGAGCGCATCGGCACGCCACCCGAGGATCCAACGAGCCCGGCAAGCGCTCCATTGTCGCGGACAGGCGTGCTCTGTGGCCGGGCCTGCTCGGTGCTCGGGGCGGCGCTCTGCGCTCGGATCTCCGTCGCCTGGGTGCCCGTGGCAGTCTGGGTCACGCTCGAGGAAATGCCGCCGGTCAACAGTGCGCCCAACGATGCCAGCACCAGGGCGACCTTGGACTTGGAAGGATTGCGTTGTTTCATGGTCAAAATTCGCGGGCCCAAAACGCCTCGAGCGCCTCGGCCAACTTGGTCTCGTGGGTCTCCATCGCTTCGCCGCCGGCGCGCGAGATCCACACTTGGCCCGGCGCGCCGTGATTGATGGTGAACGCTCCAACCTGCAGCCTGGTCGGCGTGATGATGCGGAAGTCTTGAATTGGCGCCGCGAGCCGCAGCTTGCCGTGCGCCGTCTCAAAATCGGCCCAGACCGTCCCGCGGCCGACCCGCACCACGTGGCCCGCGCGGTGCTCGCGCAGATCCACTACGTCGCCGACCTTGGGCACGGAACTCATGCGGCGGCCTCCTCGGCTTCGACGCGTTCGAGAGACGTGCCACCCCAGCCAGAAATGGCCGCCTGGGACCAGTCATTCGCGGCGAAAAATGCCGAGGAAAAACCAGCCGGCGTGACGCTCCGCGCCGCCTTGGTTTTCTCGGACTTGCCGCCGAGCTTCTGCAGCCAAGATCCTTGGGCGCAGAGCTTGATCGGCTCGACGCGCCGCAGCTCCGGCACATTGAAATGGCCCCACAACTGCGTGCGCTTCGTGTACGCGTTCGCGCGCTTCACCAACTCGACCGCCTGGGCGCCGAGCTGCTCGCGCTCCTCGAGGCTGAGAGCGCGCAATTCCTCGAGACGCACCCAATCGGCCGCGGTCATGTCGGGCGCCCAGCCGGAGAAATCGCAGGGATCAAATTGCAGCCGGGCCTTGCCGATCGCCGGCACCAGCCTGGGCAAGCGGCCCACGGGGTTCTCGATCACCCACCAATCCGGCTTCCAATACTCGACGCACCGCAGCACCTGGCGCACCAGTTCGACGCTGGCACGCGTGCGGCCGTCCCGATCTTTCTGGCGCCAATACTGCGCGCCGCTGTTGGTGAAATCGGTGCACGGCGGCGCGGCCACGATGGCATCCACCCACTCGAGGCCAAACTCCTCCTGGAAAAACTCCACGGACAGCCGGCGCACATCCATCAAGCTCGGCTCGAGCTTCACGTCGAACTGCACGACGTTGTGCCCAGCCTCGGAAAACGGCCGCGTCCATTCGCCGGTGAAATCAAACAGGGAGAGGATGGTTTTCGGCTCCATGTTAACGGCCGGCCGGCTCGAGCTCGACGCTCCAAGACCGTTGAATCTCCTCGACGCGTGAAGCGCTCCACCGCGCTCCTTTGTGGCCGCCACCTGGCACGATGTAATCGGGCCCGAGCAGCTGGCCGGTGTCTCTCATCGCCCGCAGGCGATTCTCCCCGACCTTGAGCAATCGCACCAGGTCGGCGAACGTGTAAAGTTGCTGCGCGGTCTTAGCGTGCATAGACCAAAAATTCCAGTTCGAGCACCCGTTGCGCTGCGCGCCGGCTCGAGTAGTTCCCCTGATACACTCGCAAGGCACTGCGCGAGGCATCCACCGGCGCCGCGATCGTCCAGCCGCCGCGAGGATGGCGCACCACCTCGAGAACTGCCAACGGGCCCAGCCGCGCGGGCCGTGATGCCGGCGCGGCTGGGTGCTTGGTGCTTTGGGCGAACGCTACCATTTCGGATCAGCGCTTGGCTTCGGCGAGAGGCTTCGGAGTCCAGTGCAGGTCCAGCTGGGCGCCGGCATTGATCAGCTCGCGGATCGAAATGTAACCCAATTCGCCGGCATCGCCGAACGGGCACGCCAGGCCGAACGCTTGGGATTGAAAGTCCTCGGGGCCGTCACCGATGGCGCCGACGTCCTTCTCGGTGATCAGCCACTCGCCAGAGCCGCCGGCGAAGTAGCGCAGTTGCACGATGGCCGCGGTGCCTTGACCGTCCGTCTTTCCAGTGGTCGGCATCGCCTCGATGATTCGGGCGAGCTCGAGCAGCTTTTCGTAGAAAAACATGCGCTCCTCGCTGAAAAGACCGGCCGCGATGGCGCGCATCTGACAGTGACCGATAAACCCGCGGACGGCCTCGGTGGCACGTTGCGCGGTCATGCGAGCGGTTCCTAGTGCGTTGGGTTCAACTGCTGTGATCATGGTGGGGGTGGGTTGTGGTTGCGGACAAAATCTCAGGCGCCCGAGGCGCTGTTCTCTCGGCTTCCAGTGCCGGCCGCGGACTCGGCAACCGCCGCAAGCGGTTCCTCGCCGCGCAGCCGTTCCTCAATTTCCTGCTCGAGGGCCAAAGCGTCGGCCGCCACGTCGAGCTCGACGCTGCGCGAGCGCCGCGTCACCCGGGCGAAGTTCCGAACACCTTCCCAAAATGCGCGCTGTGCTTGGGTCATGTCGAAACGGGATAATTACCAAATCGGTATGGTCAAGAAAACTTGTGGACTATTTGAAGATTTCCCGTATCGGTATGCCGTGAGTCGTTTTACTCGGACCTACCTGCAGAGCCTGGCTGACGCCGGCATTTCGAAAACCGCGGCCGGTGAGCTGTCCGGATTGAAGCAGTCCGTGATTTCTCGGCTCCTGGCCAACGAGCGGCCGGTTTATGGCGACCACATGCGCGCGATGCTTCGGGCTTTGCCTTTGCCCCTCCAGGAGCAATGCCTGCGGGCCTGGCTGGTCGATCAATGCCCGGACGATTTAGGCGCGCGCCTGGTGCTGCATTTCGGCGATCCGACTATTCACGCCATGCCGATTCGCGACGATCTCGGCCAAGCGCTTGCCGTCCTCGAGGATCACGCAGCCAGCCAGAAGAACGACGACCTCAAGCAGGTGCTGATGTACCTAGCCAAGATGGTTGGGACGTCGGGGATCCATTCCGTCGAGGAGCCAGGCGGTTACTTGTCCCAGACTGGCTCCGAAACCACGCCAAGCACTGTATCCGTATCAAAACGCGCTGGACGAGCGCTCGGGGCCAAGACATTGAGGAAACTTCACGCTGACGCCCACCACCATCTAAACCCACCATCCAGTCTTGCCCAATGAATCGATTCGGCCCGGAGGTTGAACGGTCAATTCGAGCAGCCAAACAGTGCGGAGCAAAGGTCTCCGTTTTCGATGATGATGGCCATTTGTTATGGTTCTGCGACAATTGGCAGACCGATGTGGGAAAACTGGAGCAGTGGAACGTGGCGCTCGGATTGGGTTGGCTGGAGTTTGTTCATCACGACGATCTCCCCAATGTACAAAAGTGGATCCGGGCGACAAAGTGCGCGACGATCAAAATGCGGACACACTCTGGAAAACCCGAGGGGGGATGGGTTGCTGTCGTCATGACCAAAAAGCGCGTCGGCCGCTATTGGCTCGCTGTTGGCGACCGCAAACCGATTACCAGTGAGATCGATTGGGCATCCTATGCTCCCTGGGGTGTAATTTCAGCCGCGGCCGCGCTGGGCTCGGCGCTTTCGCATGGCGAAATTGGCCTCGGACTTTCGCTGTCTCGAACTCAGTGCATGTTTGGTGGACCTGGGCCCTTATCCACATGAAAAAAATCTACTACTACGCAACCGCGGCGGCAGTGGCCGGCGCGCCGGTTGGTTGGTTTGTCGGCGGTTTCCTGGCAGCTCAGCGCCTCGATCGGATCGATTTGGCGATCTCCTCGAGCTTTGCCGTTTCTCGGCCCATTTACCTGCAGGGCTCCTATCCTGGGCACGCCTTGGCGGCCGCGGTCCTTGCCGCCGTCGTCGTCAGCCTGGCCGAGCTCGGCCGCGGGCAGGCTCGACAGTAAGGCGGCGCTATCCGGCGACCTGCAGAGGCGTGTAGGGCATTTTCGCGCCCATGTAATAGCGATCGGTGGTCCGCTGCGTGGAATGTCTGGCAAACTCCTTTGCCGCGCCGGCGCCGTGGGCCAGATAGATTTGGGTAATCGCGTGGCCGCGGGCCCTGTATGCCAGCTTGCCATTGATCCGCTCGACTCCACACGTCGCGATGTACGCGTTTATGCGGCGGTAGCAGGTCTGCCAGCGGTCATGCTCGGAAAGTCCCTCAACGATGAAAGCCGACGCCTTGGGCGCGGTCTCGCTTGAGCGGATCAGCTTTGGCAGGTTCGGATCGATCTCAACCCAGCCGTCCCGCCCTTTGGGCTCAAACGTGCCATTGGTGCTAAGGTCAATGAAGGTGCGGCCGTCGACCGTACCGATCCAACCCCACCGCGCCTCGAGGATCTCGCAGTTTCTCAGGCCGGCGTGCAGCATGAGCATGATGGCGGCGTAGGTGGCCGGCTCCTGTTCTTTCAGCTTCGGAAGGCCGGCGTGAATCGCCTCGATCTCCTTGGGACTGAAAACCTGCGGCGGCGGCGCCGGCCGGGCATCCAGGCCGAGCTCCGTGGCGAACGCGCGCGCGGTGTCGGGGATCCTGAGTCCCGAGTCCTGGAGATACTGCACGGCCCGCCTCGAGAATACCGATTGCGCGTTGGCGAGGATCTGGTTCCGGCTCCGCTTGCGGCGTTCAAACTCCTCCTTCTGCTTTGGCAGGAACTGCAGCGCGGCCGCCCGCTTCTGCTCCTCGAGCCATTGGCGCGCCAGCTTGGAGTCGATCACGTCGATACTCAACGCGCGCACGTCGGCGGTCGGGTTCATGTCCTTCACGATTTGAGTGAGCGAGGCCACGTTGCGGTGGCGGGTGCGCTCCTTGCCGTGCTCCCACGCCTCATATTTGTCAAAAACTTCGCCCAATTTCTGCCCATCTTTCCCCGGGTTGGTGCTGACCATCGGCGCCAATGTGGTCTGGATCCCGGCCAGGAAACGCTGCACCACCGGCTGAGCGCGCACGATCGCGGTCCGGAGATCCGTGGTCCGCATCGACTCCTTGAGGGTGAAATCCCGCTTGGTGATCGGGTGCCTGGCAGACTTGCGGATCCAGTAGGTTCCACGCTTCCCGCTGGGGCGCAGACCGAGAAAATCGGCCCACTGCACCAATCTCTGCTGGGAAGCGCCTAGCACCTCGGATTCCGTCATGCCCCCTACTTGGGCAGAAGTTGGGCAGACGACCAGCCAAAAAACGCCAAAAAACGCCAAACTCTAAAACCCGCCCTACCCCTGTTTTACCTCTGAAAGAATGGCTGCCCGGGCTGGGATCGAACCAGCGACCAAGTGATTAACAGTCCGTTTTCGGAGCGCATAAAGACCTGATTATCAGGTCTATTGCTGGAAGTTGGGCGGAACTTGGGCCGACGTTCCACACTAGGGATGTTCGAAGGCTTTTGACACGTCGCCCACGGCGCGGCCCTGGGCTTTCCAGGTCGACGGCTTGGCGTCTTGCATCATTTCGTAGTTCGGCTGCCACACCTTGCTGTGCCAATAGCTCAGTTCCGCGAGACGCCCGGCCTGCACCGGCGTGCGGTTCTCTTTCTGGATCGCGTTGAGCCGATAGTATTCGCCGAGGAGCCGGTTCACGTTATCGGGCATCGCCAGCCGGATCTTGGCGTTTCGGGTGTCGAGCGTTGCCTCGAGAGTGCGCTGGCGCTCGCGCAGGCCGGCGTCCGTGATCTTTATGGCGCGCGAGATCACCGGAGCGCCACCAATGAGGTGCTCCTGCCAGGTTTTCGCATTGGGATCGATTCGGACGAAGTTGCCCCCGCCCACTTGGTCCCACGTGTAACCGATCATGCCTCTGAGCGCGGCCCAGCTGCCGGCTTGGAACTGCGTCGACGAGAGCACCGGGTTGCCGCGCAGCTTGTCCCGCGGATTCACTCCATCGGCGTAATCCTTCCAGCTCGAGGCCAGCGTAAACACCGGGTTGATGCCTGGCGCCATTCCGCCGGAGAAGTTCACCAGATTGGAGAGTGATGCCTTGGCGGCCGGATCGTCGCCCGTGGCGGCGGCCTGCACAAGGTAGTGCACCACGCCACCGAGGAGCTTTGCGGTTTCGTCTTCTGGGATCCGGATGCCGGCCGACTTGTAGCCGAAATCGCTGCTGCCGTCGTGCACCGTGCCCATCGGCATAATCAGATAGTTGGCTTTATCGTAGTCGCTCCAGGCATCATAGTATTTCTTGAGCCCGGCCCCGAGCACTCCGGCGGCCGCAAGAGCCTGGAGCAGGCGCGGCGCCAAGGTGCGCTCGGCCATGCGGCGCCAATAGGAAAACTTCTGCGCACGTGGATCGATCGGCACACCTGGGATCTTCCCGCGGGCCTGCTGCACGTCCGCCTCGAGGCCGCGCATGAAAATGTTGATGAAGGGAAACACCGTCCCATCCCAGACCGTCCACTTGCCGCGCTTGGTGAAGTTGGGCGTTCCGACGTGATTGCGCACGAAATAGGCCGCCTGCTGGGGCGTCCAACCAAGTTCCCGAGTGAGCACCCGATAGGCGCCCATCTTGGGCATGGCTTCCGCGGTTTGGCCGGCAAACTCGATCTTATCAAGCGCAGCACCCAGGCCCGGAACTTGGCCGACCCATTTGCGGAGCGCCGCGCCGTGCTCGGGCGATCCAGGCGTGAGCCGATAATCTGCGAGCATCTTGCCCCAAACGTCGTCTTGCATCGGATTCGATGCGAACGACTCAAACGGCGTGGTGACGCCGCGCTGCACAAGGATCTCGATGGCCAGGGCGCGGTCGTCGAGCAGGCGCCGCTCGGCGGTCTCCTCCGGAGTCAGCTTGCGCCGTTGCGCCAAGGACCGCAGCTGCCGGCGGCGCTGCAGTTCGGCCCCCTCGAGATCGTTCAGTAACCTCGCCCGGGCCCCGCGGTGCGCGCGCAGCTGCTCGCCAATCCAGTGCCGGCGCTTCACACCATCCGGCAGCTTCACGTAGGACCGGGAAAGATCGCGGATCGGATTGGCCCAGAGCTGGAAGGCGGGATTGTAGGTGATGAAAGCCGGATAGAAAATGTTCCGGAAAGCCCAATTGGTGACACCGATGATCGCGTGGGCCGATGCCGGGTCCGAGCGGTCGAACATGTCGGAGATCTCCGGGTCGACGTGCCATGAAACCGGCCGGCCCTTGTCCATCACGATCAACTCCCGCTTGCCTGGCAGCGGTGCCTTGGCGCGAAACATGAGCTTGCCGTTGGCCAGTGGGATCTTGGAGACAGGCGCCAAATCAATTTCGTCGGGGAAATGGCGCGTGAGCAGTTGCACCGTCACCCGCTTGGCCTGGTTGAGCTCGGCAAACTTGTTTGCCGTCAGCATCTTGATGGCCGTGGCGAGGAACGGATTGGCCACCTCGCGCAGCGTGCCGCGCTGTTGCTTGAACGCCGCCGGGATATGGGGGGACTGCTCGAGGAAATCGACGACCGCAAACGTTGCATATTTGTACCGATTCACCCGCGCGAGGGCCAACTGAGAATCGGAATAGATTCCGGACGCATGACCGCGCTCGATCACCTCGAGCGCGAGATCCTGGAAGCGCCGTGCGGCCTGTTCCATCGCCTCGAATTGGGCCGGGCCCATCCGATAGCGCATCACCAGCAGTTCACGCCGGGCGGTCAGTGGCGTGTGGCCCATCGGATTCGCAATGGTGCCGCGCCCGGCCATTTGATCACCCACCAGGTAGCTCTCGTGCGCAATGCGATTGAAAAATAGGAAGTCTCCCAGCGTGGCATCGTCGATGCCCAAGTCCTCGAGGGGAGAGAGCACCGTTTTCTGTACCCGATCGAGGAAACGATAATTGGCGTTTTCCGAGAACGGATGAGCGTCGAACACAAATTCAGGATCCTGCCACCACGGCAGATTGGCGCCGGCGGCGCGCGCCTGGCGGGCCCGCTCGATGATCGGGGCGTAGATGTTAAAATGCTTCTGCTTGAACCGCTCGAGGATCACGCGCAGCGAGTTGCGCCGGGCATCGCGTTCGGCAGCCTTGGCCAGCAGGATCTCCTCGGCCCTGGCAAAGCCGGTGCGCACGTTGCCAAGCCGCTCGGCGCTGACGGCTTTCGCGCCTTGGTGCAGTAAATCCCACGTGCCGATCAGCTCGTTTTTCACCTCGGGTTTTCGGTCGAGGTAGTTGAAGAACATTTGCCACGCAGTCGGGGCGCGCTCGCGAAACTCGGCCGGCGCGTTGAAAAGGACGCTCAGCGCGTCGGCATAGATTTCCACCGAGCTGTCCCGGTAGTTCATATATCCCGGGTTATCAGGGGCCGCGATGGGGCGCCACCAAAACGAAAGGTTCTTGAGTTCCGTGCCCACGTCTCCCGCGCCTACCACATCAGCACCGCCCTCAACCTTGCGGCCGCGGGATACCACCAGGCCGCGGGCCTCGAGCGCGTTCTGGAGCAGCTCCGAATAAACCTTACGCACCTCCTGCTGCCATGCAGCCAGATCCGCCTCCTCATCCTTTTCCGGCCGTGCGCCCACCTGTTTTTCCGCCTGGCGGCGCAGTTGCTGGCGCTCCTTGGGCGTCAGCGTCGAGTGCGGGCTGTTGGGATCGATCGGCAAACTTTGGGCGAGGTACTCGCGCAAGGTGGCGAGTCGGCCCAAAAGGTTTCCCCGCTTGAGCGTGCGATCCGGAAGATAATCGATCAGGTGCCCGATCTCGTGCGCCAGCGTTTGATTTGCCATCGCAAAATCGGTGAAGATCCGACGATCCAGCACGATCATGCCACGGCCGGCCGCCCGCATGAATCCGCGGGAGCGCGGCAGATTCCGCAGCTTGGGGATCTCGCCGGCCAGCTGCTTCACGAGATCCACGAGCTCGGGCATTTCCACCGGTCGCACAAGGTGCATTTGCGCGAGCGGCTGAGGCACCGGCGTCTTGTCAAACGACGTGACGTAGTGCGTCGGAGCCGGCGGGGTTTCCGCAGGCAATTGCCCTTCTTCCGCGACCCTAGTAGCACGAGCACGCTGCGATCCATAGATCGTGTCAAGGTGCGGCGCTTCGTTCACCCAGCGTAAAGCTTTTCCGACGCCATTCGTGAGGATCAAATCGTTGATCACCCCTCGGGCTTGGAGCGCACGCGCGACGTCGCCTACTGCCTGATTGCCGTCGTAGTATCCGATCAAATAAACCGCCCCAACACCTCGAGCCAATTCATGCAGGTGTTTCGGAAAGTCGGGATGCGCCAAATCGGTCGCGTTGACTGAACCGGTGCCCACGATCATTGAGCGATTGCCAAAAAAGAATACCGTGAGGTTGCGCTCGGCGACTTGTAGTTCGTATCCGATTCGCACCGGATCATCACCCTTGAGTATTTCTCGGCCCAAATATGGACTCGATCCTTGGACTGCTAGAGTTGGATCCCACTTGTTCTCGTAGCCAGGGAGAACCTGCCCCATAAATGGATCTCCGGTGGGGTAGATCACAGTGTAGGAGCCGTGATTTATGACGTAATGCCGCTTGAAGTCCTTGGGGAATTTCTCAGCTATCGCTCTCGTAAACATTAGGTCCGCTCGGCTCGGATCTGGTCGGCCGCTCGGGTGATTATGGAGGACATCAAAGGTCGTCCATTTGACGGCCGCGCGGTGTTCCTGAAACCGCTTTTCCCAATCAGCGCCCAAGTCGACGGCGTTCGGCAGCCGCGAGCTCAGCGCCATCGGCGTCAGGAGTCGGCCATCGCGGTCATAAGGCAGGATCCAGAACGTCTCGACGTTGCGATTTCGCAGCACTTGGGCGGCGCTGATCAATTGCGCTTCGCTCTTAAACTTCCGGCCGGTGTGCGCAAGAAATCCATCGGCCAAAAAAGCCTGCGTGTAGAGGCGGGACTCGAGCTGAATGCCGCCAGGCTGCGGACCTACGTTGGCGTTGGGTAGCGGCGCGACGGATCGACCCACCCCGAGCAGTTCGGTTTGCCCGATTTGTCCACGTGGTAGGTTGTGCGTGAACTGTCCGGATTGATTACCTCGATCCGTGTCCCCGGCAGGAGGGGCGTCGAATGCTTTTGCCAATGCTGCATCTGTTGCGAGGTCCAACTCAAGCTGCCGGGCGAGCTTTCGCTCCCAGACTCCGGCGATGATACCTCGGACGGCTGAACGGGTGACCGGATTTGTGACGCTTCGGGCATTGAGGTAGCTTTTGACGGTCCGCTCAAAGAGGGAGAACTGGCCCTCATTATCAGTGGTCGGGCCAAAAAGGTCAACCTGTGTTGCGAGATCAGCCGCTTTGATCGGGGCGGCGGCGCGGCGCTGCATTTCCGCCTTTCTGAGCGTTTCCTCATCACCCAGGGACGTAGGCCGACCTGATTTCTCGGTGCTGTAAAAATCGAGGAAGTCTTGCCCCAACCCTTTTTCCACGTCGTCAAGCTCGGCTTGGCCGGCGGCCGTCAACTTTCCCTCTTTCTCGAGCGCGCGCAGCTGCAGGTAGCGCGTGTGCGCGGCAGCATACTCGTTGGTTTCTTCGAACATTGCTCCTTGGTTGGGATCTTCCGGCGGGACGGCCGGCGGCTCCGGCGCGGGCTCGTCGGCCACCGGCAGGCCGGCGGCTCGGCGCAGTTCATTGAACGTGGCGGCGTCGGGCGCTTGGTAACGCTCGATTTCGCCCTGCAGTTGATCGATGCGCGCCTGGAGGGCGGCGGGATCATCGACTGGCAGACCCATCTTGCGGGCGGCCTCGGGCCGGCGGGCGGCGCCCTGGGCGGCCAGCACCAGATCGCGCTTTTGGCTGATCAGGTCTGCCTGGACCTTGGAAATGGCGGCCGCTTCGCGCTCGAAATCCGCAAACGAAGTGTCGACCCCAGCAAATCCCAGCTGATCACCACTGCCGGCCTTTGATGTCAGCTGGCCGAGGTTTCGCACATAGAGCTCGAGCTCGGCAGCGCTCTTGGTTTTGGCCGCACGGATGCCGCTATCCTGCGCCGGCACGTTGCCTGGCGCTCCCCGGGCAATGGCTACTGCTTTGCCTTCGGGGATTTGGTCGTTGGCGTAGAGGGAAAAAAGACCATCGGTGGCATCTTTTCCAAGGTGCCAGCCGGAATTTGCCTTAACGCCTCGTAGTAAGCCTCGCGATTGGGCCGCTTCTTTGGTGTAGGTTGGGTTGATCCGGAAGTAGTGGGCATAGTCTTTGATTTCTCCTTGGCCGTCACGGATGTTGCTCTCTGCGTCAAAAGTAAGGGCCATCGCCTTCGTGAATCCATCCGATTCTTTCACCACCTGGGCGGGGATGGTTTTCTCCCCGGTGCGGCGCGCGAGGTCGAGGCGGTGCCGGCCGGTGATCACTTCCTTTTCGCCATTGGCTTTCTCCCAGACGACGATCGGGGCGGTGCCGAGTCTTTGGTAGGAACCCTGCAGCGGTTCCACCACGCCGGTTTTGGTGTCCCCGGATCCCTTGAATTGCGGAACGTCCTTATTGACCACGATGCCGTTGATCTCGAGATCGCGCACGGGATGGAGTTGCGGCTCAATAATGGTCGTCGGCTCAGGCGGCGCTTCCGGCGCTTCCGCCTGCTTGGCGAGCGCGACCAGCTGCTCATCGGGCACCTCAGTGATCGGCGGCGCCGCGGCCGCGGGCGGAACGGGATCCGGATTTGCCGGCTCGGTTTGGTTGCTGGCGGCGGGCGGCGCTTCGGGAGCCGGCACCCGCGGCGGCAGTCCGGCCCGCTGAGAAAACTCTTGCTCGGCGCTCTGCGCCGGGACAATCGGCGCTTCGGGTGCGGCCGCGTCTGGCGTCGTTGCAACGGGCTGCTCGGCCGCGGGCGTGACGTTCTTCGGTTCCGGCTTTTCCGACGCGATCTTGTTGCGGACCGCATCGACGAGCTCGGCATCGGTTCCCTTGAACCCCTTGAACTCAGGCGTCGCACGCACCTGTTTGAGGACGGCCCGGCGAAGGGCCATGCTTTCGGCGGTGCCAGCCGCGGCACCGAAGATGAATCCCAAGGCGCCGGTCGTCGCCAGCCGGCCGAGATTGACGTCCTTCTCGTCGACCAACTGACCCAAAAGCTCGGCGGCGGTCGAGATTCCAGCTCCTTGAACACCGCGGCGAACCACATTGGCGGCCATCTTGGCTGTCTGCGGTCCCATTGGAACAGCACCGGCACCAATCGCGCCCAGCAAACGGCCCTCGCCGACTTGATCACGCTCGCCACGGAAATACTGACGGGCCTGCACCAAACCTTCGCCAAGACCGGATCCGGCTGCGCCGCCGGCCGACAATCCGACCAAAGCGCCAGGACCGCTGGGCGCGGTCACGGCACCGCCCAGGATTGATCCTCCGACCGCGGGGATGATCCCGGCGGCCACATCGCCAACGGCCCCGCCTTGGGTCAAAAGCGCTTTTACAATCGCGCTTCCGCCGGGGACTGCTGGCGCCATGACATCCGAAATCGCCTCGGCGATCGGGGCCCGGGCCTTCTGTTTGGTTTCAACGGCGAGTTTCGTGGCTTCTTCGTCGCCCAGGTAACCCTGCTGCGCGGCCACGCCGAGCAGCTGATCGTCGGACAATTCATCGACTGCAGGAAAGCCGGCGGCCAGGAGCGACAGTTCCCGGTCGCTCAGTTCTGAAATTGGCTTCGGCATGTTATTTGACGAGCCCGCGGCGTTTCAGTTCTTCGGCGATTTCTTGCGTGGTGTAGGGCGAAGCCGGTTTGCCCGCCGGCGCCGCGATAGCTGCAGAAGGCTCCACCGCCGGCGCCGGCTGAATTGCAGGCATCCACGGTGACACCGCTTGCGCTGCCGGGGTGGTCGATTTGCCCGACTTGGCAGCACTGTCCGCTTGCCCTTCCATGTCAGCAAACGGCGGCTTGAAACCCAATTGGCCGGCCAAGTAGTTCGCCTGATTGCGCACCGCCTGGGTGCGCTGCTTGGCTTCCTCAGCCGATTCTCCGAATCCCGCTTTCGCATCCGGGGTGCCTTCCTGAACTAGCGATTGGTAGCGCGTGTAGAGCGCCTGCGCGGCCCAGGGATCCAGAGGTTTCACCGTGTCGGCTTTGATCGGCTTTCCGTCACCGTCAAGAATGTCGCTTCCGACCTTGTAGAGCGTGCTGCCGCCGATCTGGAACGGCACGGCGGTGGGCTGCTCGGATTTGGGCGGCTCCAAATAACGGACGTTTCCTTGGGCGTCGACCAGCCCCTGCACCGGCCGGCCCGAGGCATCGGTTCCGAAATTGGTCAGACCTTGCGGAACGCGATTTGCGAGGCCCTTGGTTTGAGTCTGCGCCAGATCTCCCAGCTGCGCGAGCACCTGCGGGGACATGCCCCCCTTCCCCACGTAGGCGCCAATTGCGCCCGCGTAGTTGGGTCCGCGGACTGGATCCGGCAGCGACTTTCCAGCATCGAGATTGGCGCGGATTGTCGAATAATCGGGGAGCTCCACACGGTTCGGATCGAGGAACGGGGCGGCACTCTGGAGCGCGGCCGCATTGGTGGCCGCATCATCGAGTTCCTTCTGGGAGATCCGGCGCTTGAGCTGCTCGTTTTCCACCTGGAGCGCGCGCAATGGTGCTTCGCGTTGGGCCTGTTCGATTTGACCCGCGAGTGCGATCACCTGGGGAATCGCCTCCTTGGGCGTGTCCTTGTCCAACTGGACACCCAAGCCCGGCGCCATCTTGTTGATCAGCGGGTTGAGCGTTTCGACGGCTTTGGCCATCTGCTCCTTCTGCTTCCGTTCCTGGGCGCGTTGAATAATGCCATCAGCAAGGCCGGAAATGCCTTGATTGATGCCTTCCAAAAGCGGCCGCGAATCGTAGGAGATACCAGGTGCGTAGGGCATGGTTCAGGCGATTTGAGGGTTGAGTGCGAGCACGGCGTCAAAGAGCGCTTTGATCTCCGACCTGTAGGCGGAATCAACTCGAGCACGGGCGGCGGCTTTCCGGCCATTGACGGCATAGGCCGCGAGCAAGTGCGCGGGCGCCTTTGCCAGCATCCATTTGCGCACGGCCAACCACCGGGAATCATCGCGGCCATAGACCGCACGCGCGAGCCAGCAGAACATGCCAGCTGCAATGCCCGCACCGCCGAGTTTGCCCGCGGTGCCGATGAGTCCACCCAGCAGCGCGGTGTTGTTGTTGGCATTGGCAATGCCCGCGGCCGCCGAACCGTTGTAATTCGTGTTGTAGAGATCGGACGCGTAGGCGTTGTAAGGATCAAACATGCCGCGGGTGGTGGCCGCGCTGGCGCCGGCGGTTCCAGTGGCATTGCCGAACAGATTCGCATTGCTGCCTGCGTTCGAGGACGAGCGGCCGAGCACGCCCTGGAACGGATCCGAAAACGTGGAGAGGCGCGCCTGGGTGGCCGACAGTTGCCGGCTGAACTCCTCCCCGCGGCGGGCGGCCTCGAGTTGGGCAGCACGATCGAGGGCGGCGCGGTCGGCATCGGTGCGGGAGGCGTTGAATCCGGCCGCATTGAGGCCCATCTGCGAATTGAACTGCTGCGAGGCCAAACTGTTGGTCGAGTTGAACTGATCGGCGCCAAGACGGTTTCCCACGTTGAACTGGTCCGCGGCAAGGCGGTTTCCCACGTTGAACTGATCGATGCCAGAACGGAACGAATCCTTGGCCAGTCCGTAGGAACGGTCGGCGGCTTGGCCGGACCGAAGCGCGGAATTAACTCCGGTGGCGAAGGTACGGCGGGAGTCGAGCCGCGCCTGGCGTGCTTGGGCAGTATTGAGCACTTCGTCAGCAAGGGCGGCATTGGAGTAGCCACGGCCGCGGGAGTCGGCGGCCGCGCGCGACTGAACGCGCACGAGCCGGGCCTCGTCGGCACTGAGTTGGTCGCCTTGCCCAAGATCAGACAGAGCTTGGGTCTGGAGCGCGGATTCGATCGCGCTGGGCCCGTCCGGGTTGGTCATGGAGTTACTGACAGCTCCAGGTTGCACGCGGCCGGCGCGAACTCCGGTGAAATTCACATCCCGCGCGGTAAAGCGTGGCGAGCTTTGCATGGCTGCCGCACCAAATGCGTTTTCAGCCGCGCCGGGCGTGATGCCACCGGCCGCGGCCGCATCGAGCGCATCGAGGTTGCCGAACAGTTCCGGATTTGCTGCGCGTTGGGCGGCCGTAACAGCGCCGCTCATGCTCTGGACGTCCGCAATGTCCGCTTTGCGCTGCGCCGTGTTCGCCTCCTGGGATTGGGTGGCCGCCTCGTCGGTCAGGCGCCGATTGATGTCCGACAGATTTCCGGTGAAGTCCGGGCCAAAAAGCGACTGGCCGAGCACCGAGACGTCGGTGGCGGCGTAGCCCGGCGCCGTCGCCTGGTAGGCGGCGAGCTGCTCCGGCGCCAATCTGATTTGGGTTGCAAGCGTGTCCTGCGTCTCTTGGGCGAGATTACGCGGAGCAGGAGCGTCGACGTGGGTATTAAAGCACATGGTTAAGCCTCCAAGGAACGGTGGAACAGGTGGGCATTGCCCCCAAGGTCAGTGAATCCGGCCTTGGGCAAGAGTGGGAAAAAGGGTGACGTTTCCTGACACGGCATCACGTAGTAACCGGCGCCGCGGTCGCGCAGGATCGCCTCGGCTTGGGACAGCATCGCCAGACTGTCGCGCACGCCGGCCTTTTGGCTGTCCATCCAGACATGCACGACGGGCAGCGCGAGGATTGAGACGTAGCCGATCACCGCACCGTCGCGCATGACGGCGTGCGTGGGCGCCAGCACGGCATGATTGTCCGCATGGGCGGCTTCGGTCACCGCCTGCTTTTGATCCGGCGACGTGATGCGATGGAGGGTCAGGCTCATCAGAGTTGGCTTGCGATCACGTCCGCTGTGGTGGTCCCGATGGCGTAAAGCTCAAAGCGCAGCACCGCACCACTTGCCAACGTGGTCGGGAGCGTTGTTCCAACAGCCTGTGTCCATGCTGGCCACGCCAACGTGATCGACGCACCGCCACCTTTGGAGTTTTTCAGGACGAATGTTGCCCTCATTCCTTTTGCCGCCGCGGAAATCGAAAACGTGGCGTTGTCCGTGAGGTTAAGATAGGCACCGCTTTGATTGCTGAGCACCAAGGGAATTGAACCGCTGACCGGATAACCTTCTTCGAGATTGTCGGTTAACCGATCAACCGTGAGCACACTTAAATTGGCATTTCCGCCCACGATATTTACCTCGTCGTTGTTCTGCGTGGCCATCGTTCCGAGGCCGTCGACGGTGGCATCATCGAAAGCGTCGTTGATCTTGGTCGGCGTGATCTTCTCCGAGTCAACGAAGGTGTGGCCCTTGGAAATTGTGACAGACATGGCAGTAGGTTGGTTGGATTAGGTTTCGCGTTGGTAGCCGCGGTCGCGCGGGCCGGAGAACTCACACTCGACGGCGCTGATTTCGGCTCGGGCAGTGAGGGTAAAACGAAGCTGCGCGCCGGAACCGTTGAGGCCGGCATACACCGGATAGCGGCCATCCTCGGCGGCCGCCTCGTCGATCGTCACCTCGTCGCCCGTTGCGTCCGGATTCTGGGTCGCCGCCTGGGCGGTCACCACGGCATCGGCCGGCACGGTGGCGTGCGCGAACATGCGGCGGCACCGCTTTACTTCGCGGGTTCCGGCCCCGAAGTAGCGCGTGCGGCCCTCGGCGGCCACGTCATAGTCCTGCTGCGCGCTGGTGTTTCCAAACGTGTCGACGGCGTTCTCCTCGAGCAAATAGAGGAAGCCGTTGGTGGTGCTGGCAAACAGGCGCTTCTCCGAGGAGTAGTCCATGATGTGCCAGTCCTCGACGTCGAAACCGGATGGGTATTCGTCCTGGGTTTCCCACCGGTCATTGATGAAATTGAAAAGCAGGATGATCTTGTTGAGACCCTCGGAGTCGGGCAGCGCGAAATAGGCCCGATTGTTCCATACTCGGGCGGTGGCATGTTGGATTTCCGCCCAATTGACGGTCGCAAGAATGTCCTGCACGTCGGCCGAAAGCGGCACCCGCTGGGGAATGAGGGATAGCTCCCCCGTCACCTGCACGCGGTGGATTGCGCGGTCGCCCACAAAGAGAATTTGGTCGCCCCACTGGCAGATCGTTCGGCGGGCGGCGCATCCCACGTCACGACTGATTTCCTCGGCCGCGGCCACGCTGAGATCCGCCAGGAGGAGCCGATGAAGGCTGCGCCGGCAAAGCACAAAGACGACGTTCTGCTGCGCGTTGCAGGCTCCCACGATCTTGTCGAAACTGCCATAACGCAGGCGGAACTCGTTATACTGGAGATCGAGGCTGTCCTCGTCGAACGGGTCAGAAATCACAATCTGGTCGGCCTTGAACGGGACGATCAGCCGGCTCCCGGCATCGAGGCCCCAGGGCACCGGCGGAATGTGGATCAGGGTGCCGGTGGTGGTGGAGTTTGCGCCGGTGGTGACGGACGCGAAATCGTTGGCCAGGTTGCCATCCCAAACCAGCGGGCGCTTGCACTTGCAGACCGTGGCGCCATCGAGCACCGCGGGCGTGGAGAGGCCGCTGTTGACGGTATAGGTAAAGGTCGTGCTGGTTGGCGCTGATGCCACCTGCACAATGCCGCAGTATCCCAGCGGGGTCGCGTCCTTGATGAATACCCAATCGCCTGTCGAGAGACCGTGGGCAGCGGCTGTGGTGGCAGTGGCGGTGGTCGATGATCGCGTGATCGACGAAATCGAAAACTCGGCGGCCGTCTTGTAGCCTCGGAAAAGAAACACGCGGCCATTCCAGTAATGGAGCGAAGCCTCGTCGGTGCTTTCGACGAACTCGTTGGCCGGATAGTCGATCGCGACCGAGGAAGCCCCTGGCCGAACGGCCCATGCCTTTGACGTGCTGGCAAGGATCACGTACTCCGTGCGGTCGGTGTCATTCGTCGCGAACTGGCAGGAGCACCGCACAATGTCGTCGTATTCGTCAAACAGCGTCGGCCCGCTTGCCGCGTAGATCGTGCCGGTGGCCGGACTGGCGGGCGACCCGCTCACCGAATACGTGAAGGTGTTGGCGCCGGTGACGGTGATCGTGGTGATCTTGTTGTATTCCGATTGGGCTGCGCCGCGGATTTCCACCTCTTGCCCGGTCGTCCAGCCATGCGCCGATGGCGTCGTGGCGGTCGCGGTCCCAACCGAACGCGTGAGGGAGGACAGCACGAACTCCTTACCAAGGTAGAAATCGAGCAGGACCGGCGGATTGCTGAGGGTGATGTCCGTTGAAACCGGCTCGAGGCCGGCCCGGGCTTTCAGCCGGAGATTGTCCATGCGCAGATTCTTGCTCAGCTCGAGCAGACCGGGCGGCAGCGCTTGGCTCTGGCGATTGCTGACAAATCCCAAAAAGCCGTTGTCACCGTCCTGGAGAGGGCGGTCCGCGAGCTGCTGCTGTTGGGAATAGCGGGCCATGATCAGCGGCGATTGAGGCGGCGCTTGGCCCAAACATAGACTTTCGAGGCGAAGCTGAGCAGGTACTGGCGCCGATAGGCCACGCCGGGAGCAACCGCCGGCCAATCGGCATCGCCGCAACGGATCCGGAGCGGCTTGCCGTCGTCGCGCCGGCAGTTGGGCCCGATCACGGTGCCGCGCACCCGCTCGAATGATTGGTCGGAATAGTCGCCCAGGAACACGTCGCTGTGGCCCTGCGGCCGCACGAGCAGCACGTCGTCGAACCGATTGTTATTGCTGCCGCCCTTGACGTAGATGGCGCACTGGCGGCCACCCTCGACGATGGCCCGGACAAACCGGTTTCCGCTGGCGCCGTTGTTGATGTCGATGGCGTTTTCGTGGTTGGACCCCTGGCTCACGATCACCAGGTCGGAAAATGTCATGCCGCATGTTCGCGAGAGCTTGAGGAGGTCGTCGTATTCGCCGGGATTCAGGCCGTCGCTGGCCGGATCCACCGTCAGACGCTCGATCGTGCGGCCGCTGTCAGCCGCCGTGAACGACATGAAATTGTGGTCCGGTTTGCTCACCGCTTTACTTCCAGCTTTGAATCGATCCGAATGAGCAGCTCGCGTTGCACCTGCTGCTCGGTGCGAATCGCGCGCGTTTCGTCGCGCAGGTCCGAAATGTCTTTGGTGTTTCCGGAGACGTCGCCCTTGATCGAGCTCCAGGACGCCACTGCTGCCGCCGTGCACACGATGATGGCGATAAGCGTCTTGGCTGGCAGCTTGATCTTGCGATCCTCCTCAATGGAAATCGGCGCGGCGGTTTCAGAACTGCGGCTCATGGTGCTTTTTGGTGATGGTGGTTAGCGATCATCAGGACGACCGAGGCGACGACGGCTAGGACTGCCGCGGTGATGCCGCCCCAGAAGATGAAAGGATGGTCCTCAATCAGGCGCTCGACGGCGCGGACGATGATCCCGGTCAGGATCAGGGCCATGCCGGCGGCGCCGAGCCAGATGGCTACCTGCGGACCGAAGATCGGCACCTGGGCCCGGAGGAACAGCACGGCGGCGGCGCCGAGGATCAGCAGGGCGCCGACACCGAAGAAAATGGCGGTGATCAGAAGGCGCTCCTTGGCTTCGGCCTCCTTGCGGGCTTGGCTACGGGCCTCGTCGAGTTGGCGTTTGAGCTCGGCGGCGGCGGCCGTGCGCTCGGCGGCCACCTGCTCCTCGAGGGCCTTCACTCGATCGGCAAGGGCGGCGGCATCGGTCCGGGCCTTGGCCCATCCCTGCTGGGCCTCGTCGAGCCGGCCGGTGAGGGCAGCATTGACCCGAGCGAGGGCTTCCGCGCGGTCGGCGTCGGCCGGCGCCGGCAGG